GGCCGCGAGGGTCCGTAACCTCATGGTCCGTGCGTGAGAGTCGGCGGAAAAGTACAACGTTGGACACTGCGCTCGCAGCGCCAGAGACAGGGCTAGTGCGCTCTTCCCTGCCCCCGGCGGTGCTGCGATCATCGTCACTTCCCCGCGACGAATGTGTGCTTGGTATGCCGCTAGGCTCCCGAACACGTCCGGTATGGATGCCCCGCCCTTCTCTTCTGGGAGTCGGGAGAGCGTTCTCATCTAGCGAATCCATACGATTTCTGCTTCTTGCTCACCCTTAGCGAAGGGCTTCGGTCCCTTAGCAGGGTCCACCCATGCCTTGAGTGCCTTGCCCTGCTGACTAGTCCAGTCCTTACGGACGTACTTACCGCGACCGTCAGGCAGGGATGGTGCATCGTTTAAACCGTAGGTAAAGCGGTTGCCGTACCTATCGTTCAACGTTTCTACTGTTCCCGGCTGGCTCCCATGTACCACGACGGACGGGGGAGTTGCGGAGGGCTGCTCTGGCTGGCTTGGAGCGAGGGCGATCGTCTGCTCAACGTGTCCTCCGGCCTGTAGCAGTTGCTTGACAGCGAGGATGTGGGCGACGTTCTCGGTGAGAGCATCGAGTTGCACAAGCAGGTCATCCCCGTTATCTGCGTACACGTTGATGAGTGCTGCGTCATGGCCCGGTCCCGTCTTGAAGTTGACCTGAATCTTGGTGGTTTCACTAGCCATTGTGTCCTCCTGAGATGGTGTGACTTATGTTGATATTGGTGGGAATGGAAATGTCTGGGTTCTTTGCGTAACAAAAAGATTGGACTGAACAGAATCCACAGTCCATGGATAGGCGGGGGAGGAAGCGTCCTGCTTCGATCCCTTCCTTAGCGATGCGGAACCATGGGCCGAGCATGTCAGCGTTCCACCTGTTTAAATCCATGGGCGCTGTGAGGTATGCGGTACGGGTCATGTAGTACGAGCCAAACTGTGGTCGGATACCTGTGGTGTGTTCGATTGCTGTGGCGTACACGGCCAACTGTGTTACGTCTGCTGGCTGGCGTGTCCCTGACTTGATGTCTACGACGGTGAGGTTGCCTACCTGATCTTCAAAGATCCGGTCGATGAACCCGTGGGATGGTGTGTCATCACCAGCGAACGATGTGGTGAACGGGTATTCAATGGCAGGTCCGTGTGGTCCTACCCAGATGCTGAACTGTGGGTTGGCTTGACGCCATAGCGCATAGTTCTCTACCTGCAAGGGGCCGTTCTCTCGCCACCATGCTTCGTTCTCACGGTCAGGGTTTGCTTTAGTGGCACGTCCTCCCACTGACCATTCTTCGTCTGGGTGTTGTGCAAGTTCAGTATTGAACTTGTGTGTAAACCCGTTGATGGCACCCTTTACTGCTTCTTCGTGCGACAGTCCATCTACTGTTAGGCAAAGGTCATAAACCTCTGTGCCTGTGTGAACTGCTGTTCCCCCGGCTAACCAAAATGCTGGCTTCTGAGGTATTGATTCGATCTTGGTAAGACGGTACTTTTCACCACAACTCAAGTACGTGTTGAGGCTGGAATAGGAAAGGTATGGCTTTCCGGTTAGTTCAGTTAGCGTGGTCATCTTCACCCCCTGTGACATAGTGTGTTGGTTTGTTAACAGGCAAACAAAAAATCCAGCACTCGTCACCTGAATCGTGAAGTAGGTGGCGTACTGGGTAGGTGTTCCATCGCATCCCCATGGTTGCCATTGCAACAATGGCCCAATCCTCGATAGTCCATTCTGCTTGTGCATCGGCAAATATGATGATGTGTTCATCATCCAGATGGGCAGTAATACCGGGCCTTTCAGCCACTTGTACTGCGTTGGTGTGTGTGCTCATATGGTTAAAGTTACATGTGCCTCTGAAAAAGCGCAAGGGCTGCTCAATAAAAACTTTATGTTCTTGACATTGTTTAAACAAAAATGTTGTATGTACAAGAACACGACACGCCGAAGGTGTGCTCAGCCCTTGTGCATCGGCAGTGTTATATTGTTATACTATGAGCGTAGCGAATCAAACCACAAAGGCAGCCCTTTGAGGGGCTGCCAATGGATGGATGTATAGGCACCACGGGAGTGGTGCTGGGCAAACGCTCAGCGTTTGCTTAGCGAGGATTTGTGTAAATCCTTCTGCGCCTAATAGGCGCTGGATCATCATTGTCTTTCAATGCTTGGTCGATGTAGTAGAACCCTTCATCTGAATCAGGGTCATATCCAACGACGGCTTGTTCGCGTTCCAACATGTCCAACCATGACCGCAGCCGTTGCGATTCATCTATGTTCAACTTGTCAGGGGTCTGTTCTTTGCGACCATAAAGTCGCAACATACGGGCGGCATAATGCGTGCCGTGTTCATCTCTTACACGCCATGGCAAAGAGTTCCGGTAGCGGGGTTTGTTCTCGGCCAGTCCATACCGGACCATTGCTCCACTGATACTTGCCCGTGAAACCCTGATCCCGGTTTCTTGTTCATGTCGTGCGACCATCTCAGCGTGGGTGAGTCCTTCACGCTGCCACCTTTGGAGGGTAGTCTTGTCTGGTACAAGCGTTGGCGGAGCCATGGAACACCTTCTCTCGTGTGGTTACTTGACAAGAGTTTGGCATAGGTCCGTGTTATGTGTCAAACAAAATGATCAAGATGAGCGAAAATTGAGTATCCCTTGGAATACCCTGCAAACCCGCAGGTCGTGTCCGGGGGGGGACTTGAACCCTAGCCAACACAACATGCACTTGTTGCATGTTGTGCAGGTCATAGTGTAAGGTGTGTCATGTTCCAATCTACCTATGAGGGAGCGAACATGCCCAGAGCAATGAACCTGATCGAAGCGAAAGCCGAATACCGTGGACACCTGACAGCCCGAGGGTTATCAAAGTCCACAATCAAGAACCACATGCAAGTGTTGAACCTTGCTCAACAAGAGTGGGGAGATGTACGCATCTCAGCCATCACCGGATCACACATAGACCGACTGTTCCGGCGAGCCACATGGGTCGCCAGCACACGGAACCTGTACCTCAGCAACCTGCGCTCGTTCTTCCAGTGGTGTAGGCGTGAGAACTACATGGCCCGTGACTTCGATCCCACGGCTGGGTGGAACAACCTGACCGTGCCACGGCGAGACAAGATGCGCCTGCCATTGGCTGAGTTCCCAGCACTACTCGATGCGTGTAAACACCCACGGGATCGGATGCTGTGTGCTCTTGGGATCTACACGTTCTTGCGAGGGGGAGAGATCGCTACCTTGCAGATCAGTGCTCTCAACCTTGAGCGGTACGAATTGAATATCTATAGGCACAAGACACAAGAAGAAGATGTGCTACCGGTATCACTTGAGTTGGCCGCTGAGTTTGAACGGTACTTCCGGTGGTACAGGACAAACCAGAACACACCACACTTACGCCACGAATGGTATCTAATCCCATCAAAGGCTCCAAACCCAACACGATACAACCCTGTCACCCATCGCATTGAAGTGTCAGGTGAGTTAGCACCATTGCGTCCGACGCGGAAGGTGTCTCACCCATACCGATCCGTTCAGAGGGCGCTGGTTGTGTTGGGCTACGACCCTCTGGGCGAGGGCGAACATACATTGAGACGAAGTGGGAGTCGGGCACTCTTCGATACTCTCCGTGATCAGGGATACGACGGAGCGTTAATGCGTGTCAGTTCAATGTTAGGACACAAGGACACACGGGTAACGGAACGCTACATTGGGCTTAGCCTTGAGCGTACGCAGAGGAATGAAATGATATCTGGGAACGTCATGTTCCCATCGTTGAGTCACGAAGATGCCACTGTTGTGGAGATTGCGAGATGAGAATGGCTACTGTAAACCGGCTGGTGTGTGACATCGACCAGCGTGAAGACAACGTATTCACAGTTGTAATCGACATCAACGGTCGTGGTGGTGTCGTAGACATGTGCGGTAGGTGCCGCTCGTCGGTCCCTGTGGACGAAGCGTTCGCCCGTGTCAGGCCAGAAACACGCAAGAGGAAACAGGAGTTCGTCAAGATTGAACTACCCCCACAACCATAAGGCAGTTACCACGACCATTAGACGCTCAATGGCATTTAAAGGCCCCTCAGGGGGCCGTAGAGACACGAATAGGCCCCCCCGGTGGTTTTATCCACCGAGGGGGTTTCGTTGTTCTATGGAGCGTGTGGTGCTAAACGGGAATAGCGGGGTAGATATTCCTGTTTCGGGCCGTCTCACGCTACCGTTTCGGGATTGTGCACATATCAACACAATAGGCACAATGGTGCCGATGTTCACATTTTAGCACACTATTCTGACTTGATTCACTACTAATAAGTACGAACCTGCCGGTTATGACCCGTCCAAAAGTCGCATAAGAGACCGTCCAAAAGTCGCATTGCTAGAGCAACCGCAACGTTGCCATCAACACACCACCAACATTGTCCTTCTCCCGAGACGGGGGAGTAGTACGTGTAAACGACAACTGCTCGATAAGAGCAGCACGGTTCTCACCAGACGTATAGTCCTGCCACGTAATCACAGAGCCAAGATCCTCCGCAGACTCCAGAGCAGACAACCTGTCCCACGCTCCACCGTCATACCCACGAACCATGCCATTGCGGTCACGCTCATGGTCGAAGCACAGCAAAGGAACCTGCACGATCCGAGTACGCTTTGGCGCAGGATACGCACGCACACTCATCGCGTTTACAGTAGGCCGAGCAGACCCAGTACCCGTTAGACGCAGAGCCACGTACAGATCCCTCGTCGGGTTTGGTGCAGGGGCAGACAGTGAGAACTCACCATCAGTAGCCGATGAAGTTAACGTGCCAATGTTCACCCACGTAGACGGGTTACCCGTACCAGTCGTAGACGCATGAACCTCAATGGTCGTACCCGTGGGTACGTCAGCACGCAGAACGATAGACCGCCATGCTTTGAGTTCTTGAGTTGAATAGTTGATACGTCCATACTCAATCCACCCGTCAGTTGCATAAGCAACTGTTTGAGGTTGAGCGATCAGGCCGAAACCGGGAACCGTGTAATACACCTGAGACCCTGAGTAGGTCACAGAAGATGGAGCACTGCTACCAGAACCGTAAGCCTCTTGAGCGTAAGCGTACCGATACTTCTCAACGTCCACAGACAAGTCAATACGGTAGATACCGGGAGCACTGGACCCATCCAGAGCAGTCGTATCTGTACCACCAGTTGCGTACAGGTAACGGTCAACGCCTACGAAATCGTAGGCTCCACCAGCCGTGTAGACGATGATTGGGCCTACTGTAATAGTCGAATCAGCAGCGATTTCCGCTACTCTAATACCCGAACTGGTAGCAATAGCCAGATAATTGCCAAGGTACGAGTAGATATTCAGTACCTTTTCACCACGGGGCATCTCAGCGATAACCACGGGGGCTGCTAGAGAGACCGTGCCAGCACTAGACGTGATGCTTGTCCGGTAAATAGCCGACACGTCATTGGCGTAGCCAGAGAAGTAGATGGCACCGGGGCCATCAGCGATACCTGTCCATACCCATGCAGTGTTCGGGTGATCCCACCCTGTTCCAGCAGAAGTCAGTGTGGTTGATGAAGGGTTCAACTCGTAAATAGAATTGTTTACACACGTCATCAAACGTTGCTTAACCCAGCGAACCAAAGCCCTGCTAGACGTGGCCGCATAATCAGCAGTCAACATCTTCACACCCGTACCCGTGGGCAAGGTGCCTTTCCAAATGTTGGTTGCCGTAGCAGCGTAGTAGTTTGTGCCATCAGTGGTGAGTGACAGGATGTTACCGGTCGCAGCCGTCAAAGAAACAGCGTTAACCGTTCCCGATGGAGTCACCTGAGACAGGCTGGAATCCGTTACATGTAACACACCATTAGTGGAACCGATACCCACCGAATACTGGGAAGTAGCAGACGTAGAACGCAACGTTGAAACACTCTTAGCAAGAGTGAACGATCCAGCAGTCCACACATCAACGTTCGCTGAACGGTAGAACCGGAACCGGGCAACCTTCGGATCAACTTCCAAAGATTCCACAGCACGCTGACCAGCACCATAATGACCAGAGGCAACAGACCTCAGCCACACACCCTGATCTAGCGAGTTCTCACCGGGGTCACGTTCTTGGTCGATACGTTGGCGACGGAACTGAGACGTGGCCCGGTCCATCGTCCGAGTCTGATCCGTAGCAAACATGAAAGGCAAGCCACCAATGGAACAATCCCATGCGGCATCTGACGGGAAGTAGGCCGAACCAACCACAGTAGAAAGGTTGATTACCGGCCTTTCGGTAATATCAAATCCAGCCATGGGCTAGTCCTTCCTAGACGGGACGAGCAAGAGCCTTATACGTCTTCGGTCCAACAACACCATCAAAAGGCCACAATGAGATGTGTAAACGTTGATACCGCTTCACAGCAACAACAGTTGCCGGATCGAATACGCCACTAGGTGTGAGACCTAGGCCCTTCTGGATTGCCTTAACGTGATCGCCCTTAGTACCAACACTGAACTTGCCGGGGAAAACCGGGATCGTGGGTACGTGGACTGGTTTCGTTGAAGGCTTCGTAGGAACCTTGACAGGTTTAAACGCAGGGGCAACAGTCCCGTCAGGACGGATGCCGAGTTCCTTGATGACTGCTTCAACCTGAGCGATGCTCGTACCCGGCTTCAAAGCGAAGTGCATGGGGTCCCAATTACGACTGGCAACGTAGTCGCCACCGCGTCTCTTATCCCCACCCCAAATAATGATTTTGTACTTCTTCTTCAATGCGACACACGCTGCGATCTGAGCGGATGACATAGTGCTCATACCACCATGCGGTCCCTGAGCGCCCTCATGGGCGCTATTGCAGTCAATGGCAGTCCCAGACGAATGATCCGACCACGATGCACTAGCCCTCGCTGGACGGTAATCATGCGACCACACTTCTTTAGGGCGCAGCGGGGCAACAGTCTTGTGATAGTCAGCAGCCAACGCAGCGAACAAAGGAGCCGCCACACTCCGCATAGACAGTTTAATCTTCGTACCCGGTACGACGATCTCTTTCAGGCGTGGATCTCCCCAATTCAGGACAGCCCACCCGTTTATACTCGCTGGCATCAGATGCCCTCAGGATTCGAACCGACACCGTAAGCAGTGTCAGCCGGATTAATAGCACGGACGAGAGCAGTACCCGCAGCAATGAGGACAGCCTGACCGAGAGCGTTCAGGTCGATCGTTCCACCTGAGATGTTCCCAATCACATAGGAGACAGCAGCGGCGAACGCTGCACCCACAACGACGTTAATGATTGTTCGGATCGGTGCGGGAATGGATTCCCAAAATTGTGACATGTTTACATCTCCTAAGCAGAAGCAAGCGAGAGAGCGGATTGGAGAGCAGACCGGAAGCCTGCACTGGTGTACGTGGCACCACTGACCGTGGCTACGTTGCTGGTGGACCCGCCGACAGCCTCGTCGATCAAAGTCCCATTGCCAGCATTGTTCATGCTGGGAGTTGTTGAAACATAAAACTTGCCAATCGACTTCGATGTCGGATCAGCAGCAGTGAACGTGGGAACAGTGATCCCCGTGATCTTCCCACCGAGAGTCGTAACTGACAGACCGATCTGGTATTGGATTCCCTCACCGGCCACGTTGATTGGAGCATTACCCGCCCAAGTTCCGTCTTTGATTACGGTTGGTGTAGGAGAAGTAGTGGCACTTGGAGACACAGATGGTGTAGGCGAAGCACTCGGGGCAGCAGTCGATATGACCGGAGTGGCTTTCACCGTTGCGGCGTTCGTTTGGTCCTTGAGGACTGTCGTGCTGCATTTGTAAACCCACACTTCTCCTTGGTTCAAGTTTGGGTCAGCATCATTCCCAGTAGGCCCAGTGATCGGTGAGCATTTGTCATCAGTGATTCGTATGTTGCTGTAATCCGTGTTGCCCGTGTTCTTCAACGTGTACGTGTACGTGATCTTTGACCCAGCAGTTACAACGCTCTTATCTGAGGAAGTAACAAGAGACAAGGTTGGGTTCCGCACGTACACGGACGTGTTCGTGGTGACGCTCACGTCGGGAGCGGTCTCAAGGTTCGTATCAGGGGGGAGTGGAGCGGAGTCTGTGGCACCGGCTGATTGGACAGCACCGATGATTGCGAGGCCGAGCACAGTACCGGATGTAAACGCTACTGCTTTAATCTTGGGGATCATCCTCATCCTTTATTAAGTGTTCGATTACGAGGTCTAACTGGCGTTCGATACGGTCCACACGACCGTGTAGGTCTTTTAGTGATTGACCGCCGTTAGCGTTTGGTTGAATCTGTGATGTGCGTCTTTCAATCTCGCTCATAAGTGGACGCATAACGAGGTAGCGTCCAGCAGCGGCGAAAGACGTGATGATGGTAATGAGAACAATGAGTACACCCCCGTAATCATTGAGTGCATTTATTATTGTTGGAGTCGTATACATGGCTTACGGCTCTGACGAGAAGGCGATGAACGAGTTAGCACCGGCGACTATCATCACGCCTTGGCCAACATTGGGGTAGGCAGGGTTAGTAGTAGTTGAGACGGTGATTGCCTGCGGTGAGGCAATACTCAGAATGAGTTGCATCTTGTTCACACCAAGGGGAACTATTGTCTGATAGTTGGTAATGCTCGGACCAGAGACGTATGTGGCAGCCAGAGAAGTAAATGTTCCTGCGGTCCAATACTGGCTTAATCCACCCGCAGCGGGACCAAACACTGCGACTTGTGTTATCGCAGTGGGTGCCGCTGTTGTGAAAGTAGCAAAGTTGTGTGAAAGTGTTGGCGTACCAATCATCGTGGTGGGGAAGTTGATGGGTGCTCGGACCACAGCGCCTGATGCTGATGCAACATATTGGCTTACCCATCCTTCAAACGCCATGACGCCAGATGATGAAAAGATGTTGTAATACTTTTGGCACCGTCGCAGATCATCATGAAATGCTGGTGGTATGAACGCAGTAGCAACTGGGCCAAGTTCCAGTTGGGCATCGGCCACATTCACACCCATTGATGTGGCGTTGGTGTAGTCCTGTTCAAGAACCAGTGACACGTAACCATCAGAATTAGATCCCCACGTTCCCGAAAAACTAGGTAGCGTCGCTGTGACTGATTGACGCGAAAACGTGCCCGTCGATCCAGTGGAGAAAGTTAACGATCCGAGCGATGTGGTCGTAGTAGCCGAAGGGCTACCACCCGTCCCGTAGTTAACAACCCAGCGAACGTTCAGTTTGTACGAAGTAACAACTGCGGCAGAAAGAGAAAATGTAACCTGCTTGCCAGATAGTGCAAACGGGATATCTCCAAAAGCGAATCGCTGTTCAACGGTATACATAGATCCAGCAGTAGCCGAGCCTAGGGTCGTAGCGGGAGTATTCCAATATGCGTATGACCCTGATGCTGTGCTGGCTCCATTGGAGAATCCACTACCGCCAAAACCTGTGTTGCCAACGGGTGAAATGGGTGTGTAGTACCAGCGATCCATTCTGTATTGGGCAGCGCCAATACCACCACGATTACCGCCGAACTGGTTAATCAGGAAACAAGGATTGTCAAGGAAGTTGTTACGTTGAAAGTTTGATGTAGCGAACAGTGTGCCCGGTCCTGCTGGCAAGGTCAGAGCACCACCAGAACCTGAGATTGCAGGCGTAGTCAAAGCAAGGTTCGTTAATGAACCAGTAGCCGTGCCAGATACTGATGGGTTACTGATGGACGGTGAAGTCAACGTCTTGTTGCTTAGTGTTGCAGTACCCGTGGTTGTTACAACAGGTACGCCAGCCTGTGTAATCGAAGGCATGTCAACGACTGGCGTCGCTCCGGGGACAACAGTGATGGCCTGCACGCCATTAGCGATATCGCGCACATATAGGTTCGGTTGTGTCGTATCAAGCGAGTAGATTTTCCATTTGGCCGTGCCGTTCTTTAATAGCGTTACGCCTTCTTCTCCACCAGATGCAGTTCCACCATCAAGGTACAGCGTTCCTGAATTGGTGCCGCTGCCCCCAAGCCCGATGGTTGTTCCGGTTGGTAGGGCTGTGCCAAAAGTTGGAGAGTTCAACGTAGGCGCAGTTAACGTCTTATTTGTGAGGGTCTGACTATCAGTCGTTCCAACAACAACAGAACCAACGCCAAGGCTATGTACGTTTGAGGTCGAAGAGACTGCATGGTTTTGAGCCTCCCTAAAGTCAACACCAACCACCATGTGTTGGACGGTTCCACCCGCATTGTGCGAGACAGCAGCCGACGAGTCATAGCCACGGGTAACAGATGACCACGATGTACCTGCCGCAGCACTAACGAGGACGATCTCTTCGTTGACCGTGTTCGGATCTAGGACAGCGATGAACGGGGCAGCAGGCCAACCGGTGTTCGCCGCAATATTGAATGCTGTAACTGACGAGTTGATGCCAGCGGATAGGGTTGTCGCTACGGCGACAGATGAATAGTTGCGAGCGGTGACAGCCATTTAAACCTCAGCGGGTGTAGTGGACACGGACGGGATACTGCTGGTTTAAACGAGCAGCCTCTTCTTGAACGCGGATACGGAACTGTTGATACAACTGCCTCGATAAGGCAGCAGCAGATGTTTGAGATATGCGAGCGTTAGCAGCGAAAGAAGCATCAGCGGCGATGATTGCCGAGTTCGGGATCTCCACGTAAGGCAAGAGACGAATGATTGAACCGAGGCGGATCACATCAGAACAAGAATCTGGTAATCCTGTGGACAGGATTGTGGACGCATCAGTAGCGAACGTTGATGGGGGAGACGAGTAAGAAATGTATGCCGTGTACCCGGTCGGTAACGAATCCCAGATCACGATTTGATCTTGATACTTGTCGTACTTCCAACGTCGGATCGGTGCATACTCAAGCGAGTAAGGGTTCCGGTACGAGACATCCATGATGTCCCCAACCTGTGGGGTTGGGGTTAACGAGTACGAGGTTTGTCCTGCGATAAGGACCTGTGTGGCACTAGCCACCTGCCACAAGTCAGGGTAGAGAGCGTTGACTGTTTCGTTGATCGCTCGTTTAATCGCCGCTCGGGGAAACAGCGGAGAGTTCACAGCCTTCACGTTGATCGCGTGAGCCACAGCCGTAGTCCCACCATAGCCACGACCAAACGGTGCAACAGTCAGAATGTTGCTGGACCTGTCAATCGTTGTCACGTACACCAGTTCGTCTTCGATCTCTACAACACCGTGAGAGAAGTTAGACGCATCGGCTACAGGGATCGACGTGGCTGAAGAAGTGATAGCCGCCGTAGTGTACGAAGCCTGCTCCTGAGTCTGGGTGTAACCAGACAGTTCAAGAGTGATCGCATTAGTCAGATCAGTGAGGCTCAGACTCATAGCATCCCTGCCTGAGTGGCCACGGTCGCTGTCCTCTGGTTAGGGATAGCCGCAGTAGGTGGCATCGTGTCAGCGTTGTAAGGCTTACCGATCAACTCAGAAGCCCGGTACGCTTCGTTCACTGCTTTCTGCGTGGTAGCAGCAGGCTGCAAACCGTCACGTCGGGCCTGTGCGTAAGCGTTCAGTTCAGCCTCATGCAACTTCTCCCCACGTAGCGAGTAGCCACCATTACTTGATGCTGCCCAACCAACACGTAGAGAAGCGTGACGAGCACACTCACCCCACGTTGCATGGTCGCGTGTGAGGCATCCACTTCTACAATTATCACCGAGCGCCATGTTTACATTACCCCTTAGTGCCATGGTGAGACAGCGGTCTCAACCCAGTTGGTGCCGTCCCAAGCGAATGAGATGGAGGCACGCTGACTTGCTGTGCCCGATGCGGCTAGAGAAGTTGAGCGTAAGAAAATTGCGTTCCACGTAATAGCACGACCACCCGTTGCATCCTGCGTCAGCAGGAACGTCATCTGCGTACCCGAAGGGATCGTTGAGGTGTAACCGGGGTTGCTCGTTGGTGCGTTAATCGTGATTGCAGCGGTGAGCACACCAACGTTCGTTGTCCTACCGTCACGCCAGTTAGGTGTAAACGATGCGTTGAATGCTGGCGACAACCAACCGCTGATCGAGGTTTGCTGCAATGCGGTCAGGACACCGGGGCTGACAGGAGTCTTGTCAGTGTAAATGTTGCCGTACCAAGCGTTCCAGTATGGGCTTGGCTCAGTGATACGAGTTGGACCGTTAATGGAGTTGTTGACAAACGTATTGTTGATGACCGATAGGCCCGAGGTGTGGTACTGGCCGTTGTTGCCATCCACGATGATCAGCGTGTACGGACCACCTGACAGGTAGTTGTTCAGGATGGTCACAGGGCCGGGACCGGCAGGTCCAATGTCAGGGGAGACGAAGACCGCTGACGTGACACCCAGCAGGGTGGTTGGGGCGATGATCGTATTGTGGTTAATGATGACATTGCTGACACCAGTCTGGATCTGGATGCCGTCACAGTGTGAGTTAGCAGCAGAACCGGCAGCCGTAGCCTGTGCTACACCAGAAGCGTTTGTTACCTCAAAATAGTTGGAACCAACTGCTGTGACTGTAAACGTTCCATTGTTACCACTTGCCGTACAACCAGAGACAACAACCGAGTTCGTGGCAGCGAATGGCATCGCTGTACCTAGAGCGGTAGGAGCAACCACGTAACGCCACGTTGAGCCTGACGTGTTAGAGATCGACTGGACTTGCACGTTGTTATTGGCAAGGTCGTAAATGTAATTGTCTTGGATTGTCCAGTTGGAAGATGGCTTGATGCCATCCTCGTAACCCCAAATCTTGCAGTTCTTAACTACCACGGCACCACTGCCAGCACCGGCTAGAGCCGCACCGTTGTAGTTGTTTGTTGGTCCAGTAATCTCACAGTTTTGGAGTGTCACCGAGGCAGTAGACGAAACATACAAACCATAATTGACGCTACCCGTGATGCGACAGTTCGTGAACGTGACACCCGTAACACCACCGGGGATCGTTACCTGACCGGTAATGTCCAAGGCTGTAAACGTTGCATTGTTAACAATGCTCAGAGCACCAGCAGTTGTGGCTGTCAGAGATGTTGAACCGTAACCCGTCGTGGTCGCGCTGGGAAAGGTCGTGGAGGGGGAAATAGCAGCCTCTAGGGCTTCTACGCCAACCTCGATAGCGTTGATGACTGTCGTCGCGGCAGTTGCCCCAGTGGTGAAAGAGTCGGTTGACGTGACACGTTGGTAAGCCATTGTTTAACCCCATGTTGTTGGTGATGCCCACGTAGACGGTGATGCCCATGTAGAAGGTGAACTGGACGAAGAACTGCTCCAAGTTGATGGAGTGCCCCATGTAGCAGGGCTGCTCCATGTAAACGATGAACCAGAAGATGAGCCACCCCATGTAGTTGGAGTGCCCCACGTTGCTGGTGTGCCCCACGTATAAGAGCCAGACGGAGTTGACGTGGTAGCGATAGCAACCGCGACACCAGATCCGGTAAGAGAACCAGAAGCAGCAAGTGTTGATCCGGTCAAAACAGATGCAGACCCGGTAAGAGAACCAGAAGCAACAAGTGTTGATCCGGTCAAAATAGATCCAGACCCACTGGAAGATGCTGTACCCGTTATCGTTGGCAATGCAGACAGGCCAGACACGCTGTAACCAGAAGCATATAAACGGAGTGCTTCATCGTAGGAAACTTCGTAAGTGAACCCACCCCGGTAAACCATGTCAGCAGTTGAATAATCTTCTGACGTTGGGTAAGAACTCTCCGTGTAAACAGTTCCCTTTTTAATGATCGAATACTGGTGGACAGGTCCAGTCTTAAAGAAGAGACGATCCTGTAAGAACTGCCGACTCCCACTGAACATGTACTTAGTTGCTACAGCCTGTGTTGTTGTCCCAGTCGCAGTGGCTACACCAAGACCCGAAACAATCGCAGCCCCATAAACAGAACTAAGGTTCTGTCCAGTAGCCACACCAGCACCAGTGCTGGTAGCAGTAGACCGCAACGCGACTGAAGAGTTACTAGCCGAGCCAGCACCAACAACAGTGGCAGATCCAAGAACAACAATCGAACTGGCAGCCGTTACAACACCACTACCTGATGCAGTGGAACCAGCGACGGTTACCGCGTTAGAAGTAGCAGTACCTGCACCAGTGACAGTGGATGTGCCAGAAGCAGAACCGCTCGTATTAGCAGTGACAGACCCAGCACCCACTGCCAGAGCGGTGGCAGAAGTAACAGTGTTCGTGTTGCTGGCAACACCAGCACCAGTCGATGTAGCAGGAGCAACCGTTCGTGGGCTTGCACTGGTAGCAACACCAGCACCAACCGCAGAAGTTGTAGCACTCGTACTGTTTAAACCAGTTGCTACACCAGCACCCGTACCGGGTGCAGCCGCTGACACTGTAGATAGTGCAGTAACAAGACCAGCACCAATGAGTGTTGCAGCACTGTTAGATGCAGACCCAGAGGTGGCTGTTCCAGCCCCTGTGGAGGTCGCTGTCGCTACCGTTACCGTGTTACCAGTAACAAGTCCTACACCCACGCTAGAACCCGTGGAACCCGTTGTAGCGTTAGCCGTTATCTGGCCTAAACCAGTTGCTGTACCAGTTGATCCACCCGAGACAGAAGAACCAGTCGCAGTGGGGATAGACCCAGCACCAATAGCCGTACTACCAAGGGTTCCTTGGACAGGTTTCGTCCCGATCGGGTAAGCATTCAGAGATGCTGATTGTTCTACGAGGAACGCATCGTAAGTGATCGTGTCAAGGTTCTGCCAGAGGACAGAACCACCAGCCGTATTAGTCCAAATGTTGACGTTAATGTTTGTCGAACCAGCAGGTGCTGTACCCGATGCAGTAAGACGAGTCCATACGCCAGCATTAGCCGTCGTAGCCGTGGACGTAGCGGAAGCACCCGCACCAACCCAGTCCACACCCATCAAGAACACGTTCGTTCGAGAAGGTTTCACATACACGCTAAACGTGTACGGGAGACCGGGAACGATAGTTCCAGCAGGAGTAGCACCGTTGATACTCATGCCATGGTTAGTGGCAATAGTTTGAGTACCAGTGATGCTGGCTACAGCAGTGAACTGTCCATCAACAGGAAGAGTGGAACCTTGGCTAACAGTTGCGGGAGCACCATTGGTTTGTTGCTGCCACGTCCAACCCGTAGTACCAGCCTCAAGGCTTGGGTTGGTAGCGAAGTTAACTTGTCCCGTAGGAGAAGTTGATCCTGCACCGACTGATCGTGCTGACGGGTTAACGATGATGTTGCTGTTAGTTGCAGCACCGGCACCTGTCGCAGTTGCAGTACCGTTAACCGTTGTGCTGTTCGTTCCCGCTGGGAAGTAAGCGATCAGGCCATTAGTCTGGCCAGCATCTGTCCATGAGCCAGTGGATGCCAAGGTGCGCGTGGCACCAACGCCAGTCCAGTACGTTGTTGCGGTGTCGGGGAATGCGATACCGGCAGATGCTATGTACGAATCGTCGTTATCTATGCCATTAACGTAGTAACAGCCTTTATAAAGTGACAGCATCCCATCAGGCGTATACGCGCTGGGGTACGGAGGCTGACCCCCGCTAGCGGCCGCATCATGATAATCAACAACGGAAATAACAACACTACCCGCAGGAGCAGTCAACGTGTTAATGGCACCTGAGTTAACTACAGAAAACCCAGCAAGCGATACGCCAGATAGTTCGACGTAAGAAAGCGCAGCAGTAAAATACCCCGTTACGGCTGTGAACGTCTGATCGGCAGCGCCCACTGATACTTTCGCAAGCACCGTTGACTGGCTTGCTGTGACCGTAGTCCAACCACTTGGAGTAGGAAAACCGTAGTTCAAACTTGCAACAATGACGAGCAGATTTCCCGCCGTTGGCGGCTTCGGCAGCGAGATTGAAGTCCAATAAGTCGGACTTGGACCTTGGTCAAAGCCAACCGAATTAGACTGGACGAGTTTAACTGGAGAGGCTGGTTGTGGAAGATTAGGCCGACCGAACGGTGGTTTCAACCCAACGGGAACACCCCTAGTGGGTGTAAACGCTGGCACGGCTTATGCCAAAGTTGAAAGGTTTTCGATCAACACATGATCACATGTGATCGTTACGGGACCAGTAACCTGAGAAAGAGTCGCAGCAATGTTGATCGTCTTATTCACCGTTGTATCGACTGAGATCGCTGCGTTGGTTACAGATGGGATCGGATAGTGCGTCGTAGCGGTCAGCGATGTTCCGAGGTCAACCCACCCATGCCCATATACAGTTCCAGCCGTACCGATGCTACGAACCGTGAACAGATACTCCAAATGCCATGGAGCGTTCGTCTGGCTGATCGTCATTGCTGTGGTTGCAATGCCAGCGAGCAACAGCGACGTACCACCATAATAGACGCCAAGAGTTAGGTTGGTGGCCGTCGTACCCGTCGTGTAACGACCATAAGCGGTGACACGATACGTAGAACCAACGGTCAATGTTCCAGCAGGAATCGTGTAGACGGGAACAGGGGTGATGTCCGTGATCGTGGTTGTGGTTGCAGTAACAGCACCCGCGATGGGTGGGAAATTAACGAGTGAATCGTAACCGGGCACGGTTTAACCCCTCTTAGGTAAGTTGGAGGGTGATGCCACCCACGGCGATCTGGAACGTATTACCGTTAGCAACAAGAACGGGCTGACCATTGAAAGGTCCCCACCAAGTACGCACACCAGTGCTATCAGTCAGATCGAAAGACACGATTGACCACTGACCACCAGAACCATTCGTCCACGACAAGGCTGTCGTAGTAGGCAACGTCACGTTCGATCCGGCTGAAGAGGCCGCGCTTGCAGCGGAAAGTGACTGACCACCAGCGGTGTAACCCGCACCCGTGATCTCAGTACCAGCCGCTGACGCGGTAGACAATGTTGAGTTTAAACGCACCTTCATGGCCGCAGCAGTAAGCGCAGTCAAAGCCGTACCGGGGACACCACCAGTACCAGTAGGTGACGTAGCATTCAGGATCTTACTTACGAGAGCAGCGTCAATGGCAGCCATTGTTAGTTCCCTTCAGGGTTAATTTGTTCGACCAGTTCAGCGGTCATGTGAGCAATCGTCAAAGGTCCTGATTCCACAACGTTTCCGTCAGGATCAACGACCTGCCAACCAATTTCAGTTAAAGGTAAAGACATGTTTAAACTCCAAGAAGGGGATGGTTAGTGGGGGCCAGCAAAAGCCAGCCCCCACCATGTGATCCAAATGGATCAGCCGCCACGTACCGAAGAGGTAGAACGGATGAGCCACGATGCCTGTGGGCGGTACAAGGTCCAACCCATCAAGCCGTACCAACCGATTGGTCGGTTACGCATGAGAGCATCAACAACCGGACCCACGACAACGTGTGGTTCGATAGCGGTAGCCTCAGCAAGAGCCTGCTGGCCCACAACGTACGTGTTGTAAACACGGGTCGCGGTGAACGTGTACGAACCGGTAGCACCAGTCGTCAAGTTAGCCGACAGGGAGATCGTCGTAGAAGTAACAGCAGTGACCGTGGTGCTTGCAGGTACACCAGTACCAGTGACGGTCATACCGACACCAACACCCGTAGTGGCCGAGAAGCCGATCACGTTCGTACCCGAAGTACCAGACGATGAAGTCAGGGTAGCCGGGGTTGAACCAGTGAGACCGTTAGTCACACGCGGCGTCTCAATGAAGTATGCGCCATGAACAATACCAGTGACACCAGTGAGAATGTTCCCAACAGTGTCATCGTTGTACTTGCGGATATCTTCAAAGTTGTTCGTACCTGATTCAGCACGAAGATCGTAAGCGACCTCGGGGTGAATGTAAGCACCGAACAGCAGACCCCAACGCGGAACCGCGTTGTTGGCACGGAGACCAGTGGTTGCACGACGAACGGTTGCACCAGTCATGGTGTTAGCCGAAGTGATACCAGCAGCCGTTGCAAAACCACCAACGTTGGTAACGTTGGTGGTAATACCATCCAACTTGGTAGCCACAATCTTGTCCAGCGAATCAGCCATGTTGAACGCAATGATGTTTGCGACAGCAGGATCAACGTCAGACAGCGAAAGCGCATCCAACTGGCGAGTGGTCGAAACAACGTTGCCGTACTCAGCAAGAGAAGCAGTAACCGTCGTTGGACCCTTCAGGGTTGCAGGGGAAAGGTCAGTACCATCCGTAAGGTTGGCTGACGTAATCGCGTCGATGTCTTGATGGATGCTGAAGACTACAGACGAACCCGGTGAAGTGGGCTGTACTGGACGCTTGTCAGCGAGACCACGAAGCAGTGGCTGTGAACGCAAAGCGAACTCAACATAGCGATCGTAAGCGGGGCCGACGAGACCAGCACCACCAAGCGAACCAATCGGGAAACCCGATGTAGAGGCGGTAGTAATTGCCATAAGAGATCAACACCTCCTTTCATTTTGAGTGGGATCAAAGAGTGCTAACGGAGCATTGGCCCGTTAACATTTCCGAAGAGAAGCCTGTTCAACTCTTCAGGGCTTGTCGCTCCAAGGATTTGCTGCTCCAAGTTTTCCGCCTTAGTAGACGAAGAAGTCTGGGCTGCTTGTCCACCGCTGATACGCTGCAATGCTGCAAGGTTCGGGTCCAACGACATGCCCATGGCAGTCTCAGGGTTCTCCTGTGAACCGTTCTCATTGCTGGCGCTGACACCAAACACATCTGCAAAATCATCTAAGAAAGCATCTAGTTCCTCAGCGGGAACGTCTTTCGCTAGACGAGCGATCTTCGGGTTCAAACCCTTTTCACGAATGGCATCAGCGATCTTCCGTTCGTGTAGTTCCTTGCGCAAAGCAGTGAGTTCATCAGAAGCAGCCTTCGCTGCTTTAGCATTACTCTTTGCTGCACGTCGGGCTTCACGTAACGCATCAGAATTAGACGGACGAGTTTCTTCGTTGTCATCATCGTCATCGTCGTTGAGCCAGTTGTATTCAGCCATGATTGGCTATCTCCCTTTGTGTTGTGTTTACATAGCCCACCAAGAACCTCGGGGAAGAGAACTTGGGCTGCTACTACCGGTCTTTTGATCCCACTCTGGGCCGGTCGATCAGAGGGTGTCTAAGGGGCCTAAAGGCCAGAGGTAGTACCAAGCGACCCAGAGGCCGTCCCAGCACTACCAGAGAAACGAGCGGCTTCACGCTCAGCACGCTTCTGAGATTCAAGTTGCTTAGTCAAATCGTTGCGAAGGTTCGCGTCGATAGCGTCCTTCTGGTTGTACGACTTGCCCTCAATCGCGGAGAGACGAGTGTCCTGCTGGGACATAGCGTTCGCCTTAGCGAAAGCATCGTTGATCGCATTCGGATTGTAAGGATTGTTGAACAGTCCACTCGCGTATGGATCAGTAGCCAACGATTCGGCTTGAGCCTTATCCAACTGCATGTTGTTACGACTAGCCGCAGCACCAGCCTGAACGGAACGCATCTGCTTGTCGATCAGGGGAGCAGCAGCATTCGGGTCAAGAACATGTGCGAGTAAGTGGTCACGGTCAACACCGTAATAATTCTTAGCCGTGTTAATCAACGTAGGGTCAGCAGTATCGAGCACTTGCTGTGCTCGTCGAACACGGGAAGCGATCTCATCGGGGCTGACACTGTTTGCCATCCACTGGCCGATGTTTGCGTGTGAATCGTAGAACCCAGAGGGCAGACCTGCTGCACGCATAACATTCAGATAAGACTCTTCTTGACGCATATAATCTTGCTCGTTATGAATGCCAAGAGTCTTATCCTTCCTGTACTGATCCATCGCTGGGAAGCGAGCCTTGTACTGGGGCGTCTCGTAAACTTTCGCTAACGCTTCAGCCTGAGTAAGAGTCGTGTCTGCTGCGATCTGTAAGATCGCCGGGGCTAGATCAGCAAGACCATACGATCTAAACAAGTCAATAAGAGTTTGAGTAGCCGTGTCTGCCATTACGACATCACTCCGAACTTCTTCAAAACACTAGACCCGAAATCGGTGTACTGCTGCTTCGCATTATCAGTGCGCTGCCAGCGAGCATCCTTCATGATTTCTTGACGGTACTGCCACAACGGCTTCGTCGTCATCTGCCCAGTTTTCGGATCAACTGTTTGGAATGCTTTCCCATCTTTAAACAGTGGATCGTTCCATGTCACAGAATCAGGGTTGACCTCTAACAACTGTGCTGTCATGTCACGGTAAGGCTTAGTCAAATCACGAAGGTTCTGACCGGCACGGATCTGATCAGCGAACACTGAATACTGAGTGGCTGCATGGTCACGCAACATCTTCTCGTAATCCTGCGTCGTCTTGTTTCCGTTAGCAAGGTCGCGTTCCCAAGCGAGACGATCACCGCCAGAGATTTTCACACCGTTCTGCTCAGCCAAACCGTCAAGGTATTGGAGCGAGTTACCGATGGTTCCACCACCCGTGAACCCAACACCCTTAGTGGCAGTAGCCCTGTCCATGATCTGCTCATTACTGAGGCCATAGACGAAAGCATCACGGGAAAGTTTGGCCAGATCCTTGTCGCCAAGTTTGATACCAGCAGAAGCAAAAGCATTCTTCAGTTCAGCCTGCTTCTTAGCGACGTTCTCTTTAAACGCTCCAAGACCGTTCGCTTCCGCTGCAAGATTCTTCGTTACATCAGCACCGTGAGTTTTGAACCAGTCAGTCTGAGCAAGAATGTTCGCAGCACGCATCGGGTCTGTGATCGCAGCACCAGTACCCTTAACCTTCTTACCGTTGACGTAATAGTCTCCGCCAGTGCGGATAGCGGTGAAGGCTTCCGTGAGAGTGAACCCCTTCTTCGGATCAGTCTTATCAAGGCCCAACAGGTTCGACGTGAGACCGAACTCGGCCTGCAAGTGATCCCAAACATCTGAAGCGTCAGCAGCCTGAAAGCCTAGAGTCCCACCGCCACTAACACCACCACTTGTCGTTGACGTGGAGTTCGTTGAGTTACCTGCCACTGGGACACCTCCATCACCAACGGGGTGCGTGGCACCCCTGAGAATTGTTTTGTTGTTAATGCTTGACGACCAACCCCGGTACTTCATGTTGCCCAACCAGTGGATGACATCTTTCAAGGGGACTTCGCCGATCTTGCCCATGGTTGGAAAGTCGGTGGTGATCACGTAGGGCTGGCCATCTACATACTTAGAGACCATTGCAATGTGACCGTTCTTACCACCCGTGAACCAGACCGGAGCGCCCAACGGGGGCATCATGTCTGAGTGCATTTGATCCGGTGGAACAAACGAAATGTTTGTGTTCGGATTACCACCCATCCCGGCTGCACCCCAACAGGTACGGATGAACTGTAAACACCGGTTCGGTTGATACGACATACCAATGTAGGCGCGAGCAGCGTCTAGTGCTTTTTGAGCATCATCGGTGATCTGTAGGACGGAACCGCCACCAGCGTTAGGTGCTGTCATTACAGACCCGACAGAATCTTCATGGCCTGATCGAACACACCATTGGTCTGGTACGCCTGACCCTCAGCACTGTTGTTTGCAGTGTTAGCGATCAGAGCCTGCTCGCCCGTAGAGGATACTCCACCAGTCGTAGTCTTTGTCTGATTGCCGTTAGCGTCTTGATGGATATGGTCAATGATCGGATTGGCCCTGTCGTAAGACTGAATAGCCGACGTGTAACGCTTGACCTCATCAGGTGAAGCCTGACGGCCCAGAGCAGCCGTAAGAACGCTTTGCGTCAACGCTAGAGCCGTTGCAGGATCTTCAATCGTGTACGTCGTATTGGTTACATCCTTGACCATAGACTGTGCACTGGCCTTGGCTTGCTGAGCAGCCAATGCCCCACTCTTTCCAGCCATAAACGCAAGGATCTGCATAGGAGTCATCTTCTTGCCAGACTCACTTGCCACTCCAGAGGCCTGTCCCAACGTGTCCCAAAATTTAAACATTTTAAAACCATCAAGGGCATCTGAAGGGGTGTTACCCAAAGCGATGTACCCAGAAATCAACTTAGTGCGCCATGCAGGGTTCGCGTTCCAGTTGTCCCAAAACGCAGCCATGTGCTCCGCACCAGTCTGGAATACATCTCGGACGTTCCAGTGATGTTGTTCTTCTCGGCGGCTACGTGGAGAAAAGTTGTCAGCCCTTGAGCCGTTGTAAACGTTGTACGCAAAAGATGACTGCTGTTGTTGGCTTTGCTGCTGTTGGTCAGCGGCCTCAGTTGCCGAACTAGCCTGTCCATCGCCACCTGCCATCAGAGCACCACCGGATCGTTAGTAAAGTATCGGTCATACCATTCAGAGAACCCAAGGTTCTGGTTCTTCAACGCCACAATCTGCTGCAAGTAGTCTTGAGCCATCTGATAGTTCGACTTCGCCGTAAGGCGATTAGAACCACCATTCGCTTTGACATCGTTAAGAGCATTAGACATTTGGCTACGAAGATCCAAGAACGAGCCAATCGCTTGAATCGTCTGATCGTCCTTGTGATCACCACCGAACGCCGGGTCAGCAAGAGCCTGCTGGAAGAAATCTGCACGCTTCTCAAAGCGAGCACGATCAGATGATTTAAACTCTTCATACCAAGCAGCATTGGACTTGTCTTGGTTCAAGAACGCCACAGCACCACTAAGCATGGCCTTGTTGATTGCTGGATCAGCAGTGTTTAAACCACGGGCCTGATAGTTGGCTGTGATCTCGTCCATGGCCTGATTGAAACGAATCCAACCACGGTTAACCAGAGCGTCCTGCATGACCTCTTGTGGGTTCTTCTGTGTACGGAAGTTCGTCCCACCCGGTACAGGAGAGTGGGTCAACTGCCAGTTGTAAGAAGCCGACGAGAAGTTCTTTTGGTCGTAAGGCCCTTGCCCATAGTTAGCCAACCAACCGACCATTTTCGGATCACCAGATGCGGAAGCAATAGCAGCAAGATCACTGTACTTCTTAATGTTAGACACTGACTGCTGAGTAGCAGTAGCACCAAACTGGTTCTTCGACAACGGTTCCATGACGACAAAGTAATCAGGATTGTCCTCAAGGAACTTCTGATCCGCATCATTACCATCTGGGTACATCGTCTGATACTTGCGATACAACTGCTGGTAATAGTTGACATCATTCGTGTACTGGACAGACGTTGGAGACAACAAGTTCGTCAAAGTTTTCAACGAGTACAACTGGTTCGTCTTCTCAGTCAACTCAGATTGAGACGGCAAATCTGACCGCTTGCCCTGCTGGAACAGAATCATTTCGTGCATGGCGATACGGTTCATATCGTTCATGTACGCCTGATCCTGATTGTGCATACTCCGCAACTTGTTAATAGAAGCAGGCAGCCACGTACTCAGAGCATCGCGCGGATAGCCAGCAGGGAACGCCCAGTTAAGGACGCCCTCAGCCTCTGGCCTCTCAGCCACAATCTTTGACAACGGCAACGCAACAAACGGACCAATGCCGGGGTTCAACGGTTGACCTTGGAAGATCACATCCATAGAAGCCACTGGAATGTTCACGTTCTGACCGCCGACCTTCCATGGGAAAACCATGGACAAGTCTTGTGCAGAATCGTTGTACGGGTCTCCACGCTCGCCAGTCTTATTATTAACGAGGGTCGCATTGTTCATAAACCGTTGCTTCAACATGAGACCATACGCAATGTTTTCCGTGTTGTTTACAGCAAACGATCCCCAACGCTTCATCACGTTCTCCCACGCCGCGTAGAACGGGGAGATCAGACGGAACGATTGGCTCGCACCAGTACGACGAGTGAGTGTAAACAGTGTCTTGTTAACAATGAGGCGTGCTTCCTCGCGGGAAGACTTAGCCAACGTGTTCACTTCTTCAAGGCTTAACTTGCCACCCTTCTCCAACTCGGCCTCACGAACAGCCTTATCAAGGTCCCTGCGGAACGCAGCAACATAAAGTGGATGGCGAGCAAGAGCCGTCTCAGGTGCCGCTCCAAGAGCGTGCATGAGCCTACGAGTTGAAGCCTCAGCCGCATTGCGAATAGTCATCGCATCGCGGAACTCACGGGACTGAGGGACACGCAACCCGACAATCTCAGGAAGATCCCGTGGGTCCACTGCACGCTGCAACATGTCTGAAGTTACGGTGCCCTCAGCCCAAGCGTCACGGATTCCCTCGGGAACGTACTGGTGGAAAGCCTCATCCATTGTCGCAGCAGCATGAGGAATGTCAGCGTCTGTCCAACCCATTTCGTCGGCATAGCCACGGCCATCACCCTTCAGCCAAGCCTCAACTTCTTGTGGAGTGCTGCCCTCATGCACTAGGCGTGCCATTGGGTCAAGACCATCACGGCCAGCGACCGTTGGGTCGCGCCAGTGGAAGTTAAGAACGTTTGCCCAAGATGAGAAATACTCTGGATCATTCTTATGCACAACAACCTTGTCATAACCTGACATGTTGTTTCCGATCTGCTGACCATCGCCAACAAGACCGTTTACAAACGCAACATCACCATGTGTACGAGTCCAGTTGATCTCACCCTGCGAACCACCGAAAGCAGTAACGTGAATGACACGACCATCGTCAAGAGTGACAGGGATGCCCTTCTTGCCGAACGTGCGATCATTCGCATGAACATCAGCAATACGAGCCTCAGTTTGCTGGCGACGGAACACAGCCTCAGCATGATCTGCGCGAGCCTGCTCACGCTTCCTGACAGCATCTTTGATGGCTTGCAAACCATCATCGCTTGCCATCTGAGCAATCTTGTCCCGTGAATACTTTTTAGAGACATCCCACTCGTTAACAGTCTTTCCATAACGGCGAGCATCTGCACGAAGTTTACGGTTCGCACGACGATCAGCACTCGTAGCATCACGACCAGTGCGACGTACCACACCAGCGTAACCCTCACTAGCCGCCTCGCCCATTACGCGCTCGATCTCAGCATCAACACTGGCTAATGCTCCACGGCCACCGTAACCAGCCACATTGTTCTTAATGACCCGAACCGTCGTACCCCACTGGCTATCGGGAAGGATGATGCGACCGATGCCGTTCTCTTTCGCATACGCGGTCAGTTTCGCAGCAACCTCGGGATCATTCCACGATTCCGCTTGCACCCACTCTTTATGGCTAGGCTTGTTCTTACGCTTAGCAGCAGTCTCGCGGGGACGAGCCGAATGAATGTTCAGGATCTCTTTAAGGTCATCAGGAATGTTGGCGTGCTTAGTCAGATCAAGTTCATGCCCATACGAAACAATGTTATGCACCTTCGGTGCAGGACCATTCGGACGGACACGGAACTTACGGTTCGCATCACCACGGAGCATCGTCCGGCTGCGCTGAGCCGTCAAGTATTCTTCCGACCGTGTTTTCCAAACGCGACCAACCAACTCTTCAACTGTGTACCCGTTCATCGAATGTTCGATAGCGGCATCAAGAAGATTCTGATAACCCTCACGCAACTTCGCAGGGATCTCAGAAGGACGCTCAACAAAAACTTCCGACGATGACGGATCAGACTTGCGTGGTTTGTTGTACTGCCATGTTGTCGGATTCTTATCTACAGTGGTCTGACGAGTATGGTTCACGTTCTCAAAGTTCAACGGTTCATACGGATCATCCATACGCAACTTAGCGACCATTGAATGAGGCGTAGTGTCAATGAAATCACCCTCGATGGTGGTGAAGTCACTTGTTCCCCGGTGATACGTTTGACGAGCCGTAGTCTCGTTACGCAGACGTGCCATATCGGCAGCAATCTTCCGCAACTCCAAAGCCCGTTCGCGTTCCTTTGGCGTCAACGGCACATGGTCTGGCCGACGAGACAAAGGCAGATAGTCTGCTGCGTTCTCAGTCTGGTAACGCTCAAGAATGTCACGGTCAACAGACGAAAACTTAAAATCAGCAAGTTTAAGTTGAGCCTCCCGCAAGTTGCGGAGGTTCTTCTCTGCGACACTCAAACCCGCATATTTCAAGGCTTCTTCTCGGTAAGCCGCCGCTGCACTTAGACGTGTACCTCTGGCAACACCAATGTTCTCGATCGTATGGTTGTACGTGTTCTTCGTGAACTGGAGGAGGTTATGTTCGGCAAGAGCCGACAATACGGTGGCATGTGCCATGCCTGTAGCAGCAATAGATAAGCCAGCCTCAGCCAAGTTACGCATCGTGTAACCAAGACGAAGAAGGACCGACGTTTTCCAAATGTCGTTAACTACGTCAGCAGCGCCAGTCACCATGTCCTTGGTCTGGCCGATACCCCTGAGCATAGAATTGTCATGGCGAGCAAGAGCCTCAGCCAGTTGACCCATATCCATCAGGGGGAGGGCATCAACGTTCTCACGTTCAAGGAGAGGAAGTTTCGCGTACACACTATTATCGCCAAGGGCGTACGAGACAAAGTTCTTCGTCTTGTACTGGGCCATGGCAGCCGCACGGCGAGTGTTACCTGCTTCCCACAACGAACGGGCATGTTCAGGGTCAAGACCCCTCTTCGCCGAGATTAGTTCAAGGCCACGCTGTTCAATGAGTTGAGCAATCTGAGACTTCTCAGTGTTTGTTTCAGCGGCAAGGTACTGGTTGATCCACTCGCGGCCTTCGCCGCTGGACACCATGTGTCCACCTGTCTCACGGTTAATGTCGCTGACAAGGGCTGAGATTTCTTCAACAGAATCTGAATCGTTGAAGTTAACCCAACCACTGCCACGCTCTTTGCCCATGAAGTCCACGATTGCCATGATCGGGTGGATGCGACTGGGCTGAGAAAGAAAGACTCGCGGTTCTCTACGACCGATCTGCTCGCCAAGACGATTAGCAGTTCTGGCAGCCTTAGCGTTCTGAAAACCGACAGCATAATCAGTACCAAAGCCACGCTGAACAACCTGACGTTTCGCTGCCTCATCGAGGGTGCGTTGCCACGCACGGGACAAGGAACCGTTTTCATCAGTCAAGTGTGCAATAAAGGTAGCGTCAAGGGTTTCCTGAGAGCGGGTTCCGTTTACAGCGGCTTCAAGCCCCAGCCTGCGATCCGCAGCAACTGCTCCAGAGATTTGTTCAGCCTCAACAGAGAGACGTTCGTAAGCGGTCTCCCAGCCGGGAGTGCGGCTGAGCACATGCAGAACATCACCAGCCTGCTGAGCAGTCGTTGTCCCGCCAAGAAGGTTGGAGATGAGAGTACGGTCAGAACCTTTTTGCTTTTTCACCCATGGATGGTTCATCGCATAGGCCGCATCATTGTCTGCAAAGTTCTGAATCATCTGAGACGTGTGCGTCATATCAGTTTTTTCAGTTGCCTTGGTGACACTCTTGTCGATGAGTTCACCAAAACTTTTAGCAGTTACTTGAGTAGCACCCTGACTCAAAGAGATGGAAGCCGCTTGGGTTAGTTCTTTACCAGAGTAGGCAAACCGGGCAGCCTTACCAGCAGGACCAACTAGGAGCGTTGGATCAGCAATCATTGTGTTAGTAAAGTCGATGGACCCTGTGAAGTATTCTGCTGGCCCTGAACCGAAGGTACGGTCCCGCTCTTCTGGAGTCATCTCAGCAGCAGAATCATTGCCTTTAAACAATGTGTTGAACATGCTTTGGCCGAGAGTGAACGACTGAAACGGATCACGGTTCCCACGCTGGATAGCGCCGAAAGCACCTTCAAAGTTTGTGTCCCAGTTGGTACGCCAATCCGGTGAAGATCCTTGATCGTGAAGTTCTGCCCAACCAAATCCAGCACCAGCAGCAGTGTACGAAGCAGCAGTACCAAGGTTTTCGAGCAGGTGAGCACCAAGGTTCACAGGAGCGTGGAGAGCCGAACCAAAAGCAGAAAGGATCTGCCTGTTGGTCGAATCATCCTTCGGCTTACCTAGCGCATCAGACACGCCACTGTAAGCAACACTGAGATCATGCCACGCATCGGTAAGACCACTGAGGTCTCCAACCTTGCTGACAGTTTCTTGAGCCATATCACCAAGAGTGTCCAGAAAACTCATAGAGTTCCCCGCAAATACCGGATGGCATTACGGGTCGCAGGACTCGTTGTTGGGAGGTCAGCGAGTTTCAACAATGTTGGTAACGCGGCACGCAACTGTAAACGTGGATCATCTTGAGAAGCCGGGACTACTGAGGGGCCGGGGCCGGGACCAACAGGCGAACCCGCAGTCACTGGCTCTTCCGGCCTCTCAGTAGGTGCCCCCATAGGGGTGACGGGTGGAGCAGTCGGCGCGGTGCTTGTGGGGGTTGGCGTCGATGCAGCAGCCATCGGAGCCGAACGCTGAAGGTCCATCATTTGCTGGCCTTCACCGTAGGGCAAACCTGAAATGTATTGAGCGGGTTGACCATCAGTACGTTGTGACATTTTACCGGGACCACTCACAGGAGCAGGCTTAGAAGGCTTCCGGTAACCACCATGTTCAGCCATCCTCTTCAACTCCTTCTGTCATAGTCTCAATAGCAAGAGAAACGTCTACCGAGAACTCTTCAAGTTCTACAAGGTAGTTATTGTGTTGTTGGGTTATAACTTTGAAACCGTCTATAACCCGTGCAGCCTCACCAACAACGTTGGCAAGAGAGTGCAGGAGTAAGACGGCAAGGTCTAGCCGGGTTACACGGGATGGGGGTAACGGGTCACCCTCGTCATCAAGCCATCGAGTTCGCATAACCCGGCCTTTCCTCGTTGTGGTTAGTGCGCTCCGGGAGTCGTACCGCGTACGCCGGGGGTGTAGATAGGAGCAACGATTCCGTTTGCAATCGGGTCGGGGCCGTATCCACTGGTTGGCATCGGTTCTGCGGGGGAGGACGAAGCCTTTCCACCATTCATTACTGATTCAGCCATGATTCACCTCCTAACCTGCTGGGCGGGATCTTGATACGGAAGCCCTCAATGAGGGCGCACCTGCGGAAGTAAGACCGGCTAGAAGGTTTTGGATGTCCCCACCAGAACCTTGTGGTGGCCCACCGGGTAGACCGGGCATAGGACCGCCACCGGGGGGAGCACCAGAGGCGTCAGGCACCATCCCAGAACCCGACATGTCCATCCCCGGCTGCTCAACCCCCGGCGACATTTCACCCGCCTCAGACGTTTCCGTTGCCTCCTGTGCTGGAGGTTCAAACGCTTCCAAGACGAGGGCTTCTAGGGTTTGGCCCTTGCCACGACCGTCAATGATTTGAGCGATCTTTGTAATACCTGACGTCGGGTCCATGCCCTGTTGAACCATGGCCGGTAACGACTGTGCATAGGCTTGTATGAACTCTTTGAGCGACTCACGCAAGTCCTCAATATCTGTCTTGGCTTCTTCCTCCGTCGCATTAACGGCGAAAGGCATTTGACGACGTAGGAAGTCACGACTAATCAACTTGTCACCACGGGCTTGAAGGCCAAAGACGAGAGCACGGTTCGGGTCAAGACCTGCCATGAGACCGTATTGGACATCAACAGTGTGCTCACCCTTAATGTCCCGAGCAGCCTTGTAGGTCAATTCATACTTGACCCCATCTAGGTCGCCACGGAGTTTCTTTTCCATGTCAGGCCAGATGGCCTCATCGAGAGCGAAAGCCATCGACAGTAGGTCTGTGAACGCATCGGCGAAGAGTGCCTGTCCAGTACGAATCTGAGTATCAAACCCTGACATGAGGGCTTCCACACCACGTCCAGTAACGATGCTTCCATCGACCTGACCCGTGCGAGGACCGGGGTAACGTGAACCCTTGGCTAGATCCTGATCCATACTGGACTGTTGGGCGAACACTTCGCGTGGCACATCGAGACGTACCCGACCGATTTTCTCTGGGTTCGCTGAACGAAGTACAGCATCAGGCCCAATGTTTAGTTCGACAACATCCTGCGGAAGAGCAATCGGGGCTTCCACCGATTTCGTCGCGGCTTCAAGTGTGAGCAACGCGAACCGGGATTTAGCCACCTGCACTGCAAGCACGTCATCGAACTGTCCTCTAGGGAGGTCCGTGACACCGGGGCGCTCGATGATGCGAGCAAGACATTTACCAAGAGGATTCCGTGCGCTCTCAAGATTAAAGCCGCCTCCTTGCGGCAAGAACAAAATATCGTGATCCTTATCGTGATACCGGACCACCTCGATGCGGTGTAAACCACTCGCATAGTTCGTTTGAACGAACCGTTCAGCCTCTGGGTAGGCAGCAATCAGTTCGTCACGATCCCACATACGTGACATGAACACGCACTGGGTGATACCCCAACGGTTCTTTACGCCATACGAACCCATGGGGGAGTAGAACTGGATACGCGGCATGTTGTCATCAAGGTCTGCTTCGACCATAGCGATGACATAACCGAACGATAAGAACCAGTCTGCTGCTTTAAACATCTGGATCTGCAACTTGCTATGGCTTACATAGCCGTTAACGATCTTTGTACGCTTCTCAGCGACCTTACGTTGATTGTCTGTGGTCATCGCTGTTGAAGCACAGTTAAACGCAGGTAGGGGTGCTAATACTTCAGCGATATCACGGGCAGCCACATCAACCATGTTCGCCACAATGCCCTGCGAATAAGGGCCATCAGGGAACAAATCACGGTACACGTCACTCATACGACCATCACGGACAGCCATAACATCGTTCATTTTGGCTTGACGGACGGTGCTCTTGTCACGTAGCCGGTAGTACAGGTTACGAATATCAGGGAAATTGAAGGCAACACCACCCGGCATAATGTTCATATCCATGTGGTGCTATCCAATCTGTCGGAAAAGTTGTTGAACTTCATAATCCATAACGTTCACGCTCTGCCGACGACTGATGTCATACCGGGTAGCGAAGTTGTTCTTAATGTGTGACGAGTTGTACGAGGTCATAGCCACGATCCGGTCCCTACAGGCCAGTTCGGTGAACCAGAACGCCATCACCGTGTCAGTTTTCTGACTCTTGGGAGCGTCTGCGTGCCACGTAACTAACTGCTCGATGAACGATTTAGCCATCTCATGGTCCGTGGTACGAGGCAGTTCAACGAGTTGGTTACCGTTTTCCCACCCTTGAAACAGCATCGTGAGGCTCGTAACACCATAATCAGAGTCCCACTTGGAGGCTCCGGTGAAGTGTTCCCTGAGAACAGCACCACGACCCGCTAGATACTCTTTGACCTCACGGTCCTGAGTGAGCATGGTCTGGAAAGCGTTCTTTTCAATACGCCACTCGGTAATGTTGTACTTGTCTGTCCAATCACGGATCAGAGCACGAATATCGTCAGGGGTCATCCCTGTCTTATTCCAAATATCGAGCACGTACCGCTTCTGAGTGCGGATGTCTAGCCCAATACAGCAAGCACCAACATACCCAGCAGGACTAGCAGGGTCCAGACCAGCCATAACGAGCAAGCCATCCATGCCCTCTTCCCTGTTACCGGGCATACCACGGGGGATAAGACCGGGGCGACGAGCCATATTCATAGACGCTTGCACAGCGTCAACGGAGAACAACTCCGTACCAGACACTTGTTGCTGCTGGTACACCCTCGCCCAATGGGAGGGAGACATGCGAGCACGCTTCTTATGGAGAGCAGGCCCATCCCACTTCGGGAACAAGCCATCAGCATCAGGTTCCCTGAATGCTCCCTTAGTAATCTCAGGCATGTTCGACTTAGGCCATAAGGTTTCCCACTTCAACGGGTCATCATCAGCCTGTAAGACGGCTGGCATAGCCAGATACGTCCATGGGGATTCACCGTCAGGGTAATACTCGGCCTTGCGTAACTCGGAGTACAGGTCACGGGCTGCGAGACGAGTACCCACGACGAGTAACTTGCCACCAGCACCGATACGGGACAAGACCTCAGTCTGAATCCAGTCGATCTGCTTGGCGTACTCATGAGCGTTCGTATTGTCCACACAGTCGTCAAGGACGATCAGGTCAGCACGGGCACCATAAATGTGTCCACGTACACCCAGAGCCTCCGCTGTGGGGTCTTTCTCCCCAGAGTCACGGATATCCCCAGAAACGTAGATACGGTCCTGAGACCACGACTCAGAGTTCTTATCAAACCCACCGGGGGGACCATAAGCGATGATCAGGTCCTGATACTTGGGATGGGTGAGACGGTTCTTAATGGCGGAAAGCATTTTCCGTGCCATAGCCTGAGTCTTAGAAACGATCAAGATACGAACGTTCGGATCAGTTGCAATCCGGTAGGTCACATAGTTGATGGTGATGGAGGTGGTTTTGGAATGTTCTGGGGGCAGGTTAGCGATGATGAGGTCAGGATCAGACTTCTCATAGACAATCCCACCCGGCAGCCAAGAAGGATCTCGGCCTTCAAGGACGTCCACGATATTTCCGATATGAGGGAAGACGCGCGCACCCAGATACTTCTCGGAGAACGCGCCAAACCCGACATCCTCACCCTTCTGGTGGCCGGTCTTTCGGCCCATGCGGATACGGTCAACGGCAACTGAGAACTCGGTGTCCGTTTTCTTCCACAACTCGTACGTTTTGATGGAGCGTCCAGCGAAATCACATGCTTGCTGGTTCGTGTACCCGTCACCGATCTTCTCCAAGAAGATCCGCTTCGCTTCCACCACTGAATGTCTCTTGGCATTAGATCGCTCGAACGCCCGTGCGTCTCGCTCCTGTGCCATGTTTGAATCCAGACTGCCTATAGGCAAACGCTTCGCGTTTGCTAAGCCATGGCGTCTGTAAGTTAGCCATGGCAGATGAGTTAGGGTCGTTACCATGCACCCTTATAGGGTGCAATCATCCGGGTTTTAACCCGGTTCATTGGTTAAACCACATGTAGCAAACTTTTTAGTTTGCCTATAAGCAATCGTCTGAGACGATTGCCCAGCACCCCTCTCGGGGTGCCTATCTATTAACTATTATGGGCGGCTTAAGGCCGCCCTTTTAATGTATTTATTAGGCAATTCCTTGGGGGAATTGCTGGATAGTGTGAGGGAGCGTTCGGTCGCTTCGCTCCCTCACTTATAGGGAACTAGAGTTTAAAACATCTATCGAAGGTATCGGGCAAAAAATCATCCGAAAGGACTATGTGTAACTGGTGCAAACTAGGACATACATACCATCAACCGGGGTCAAGGAGACCGGGGTCAAACAATGGCAACAATGCAAAAAGTCGATAAAAACAATAGAATGGTAGGCCAAAAACTATCCACACTTTGGAGGTGGTAGACATACACACATATACGCGCGCAAAATTAAAATGCCCCCCGGTCAAGATTGGGTCGTTTGGGTCCAAACGTTTGGGTCCGAACGATCGGGAGAGGGCAGACTGGCCGTCAAGTCCACCAATGGAGGCCCATCTTGATCGTCTCACTATGTGAGACACCGTTCCACCATGTGGGACAGGGTGAGGGATGGCGGAGACTACACCTCACGCATAGTGTGTATACACAATGTGGCCTGTTTACACGGTGAGTGTGTATGCAGACTTGCATCCCGTTTACACGTTGTTTGGTGTCCTGTTATGTCCGTGTTTGTGCCTATGTGACGGGCTGTCAGTTTGGGAGTGTGTATACACAATTGTGTTCGGTAATGCCGAACCTAAGATGAACGGGAAGTGACTTGGCTCAAGGTTGGCTCACGATATTGGGATAAACGGCCAACACAACTAGACACATTCAGCACGGGGGCCTTACGTTCATCTCGTACGCAAGACCACCCAACACAACACACGGAAGGCGAGAACATGACACGCGAGGAATGGCTCCAACTAGCGGCGCAAGCCCTGACCGATCGGGCAATGTGCGCCCGTGTAAACACCGGAACACGTTTCAGCGTCGGCAACCCGGCGCGACCGGGCCGACGTATGGCGCGACTTTGGGACGTTGCCACGGACACCGATGGGCACCGTCAGGTGTTCATTTCACCCCTGCTAGATGACAAGACGTCAGTGCTTGCCGTGCTTGCTTTCGCTTGCACCCGTGCCCGTTGGGAGCCGACCGGCGAGCGTGTGGCCGGTGGCCGCTGGCAGGCGTTGCACGGAACGTTTGGTTTCGTTTACACGGGCACCGATTACGCGGTAGTCCCGTCGGACACGTTCACGGTTCGCCTTGCCGAACTAGCCGACACTCTGCCCGATTACCCGCATGACGCCACCACGGTACGGGCCACACGGACCCAAACTACCCGCATGATCAAACTCTCTTGCGCTTGCGGCTACGTGGTCCGTACGACCCGTACACACATTCTGACGGGCCTCCCGTACTGCCCCAACGGGCACACGCTCACTCAGTCCGTGTGACTTGCATCGGGCACCGTTTACACGGTGTCCGGTGTTGGCTAAACGGCCAGAACCAAACACAACACAAGGAAGGTAAGACCATGACACTACGCACTCTCCCGGCCCTAACTTTCGGGGTGGAAATCGAAACCGTGAACGCTAGCGAGTCCTCGCTAGTTCGCGCCCTACAGGGCGCCGGACTTATGGCTAATCAGTCCGAACGTCTAGGACGCGGCTACACGCAATGGCAAGTCAAGTACGACGGGAGCCTGACCCCAACGTCTGGCCGTGATCATCACTACAGTGCCGAAATCGTCTCTCCCGTTCTCCGGTGGGGCAACCCTGACGATATGCGCCAGATCGAACGGGCGATGAACGCCATTAACAACATCGGCGGGGGCATGGAGGCCCGTGTCAACAAGACGACCGGCCTGCACTGTCACGTAGGCATCGCGGGGTTCTCCCGTACTGAAATCCTAGGGATTGTGGATGTTTACACGGCATACCAGACCATGATCGAGCGCGAGGTCTTGGCACCGTCGCGCATTGGGGGCCGTTGGGCTAAGTCGTACGCCTCATGGGACCGGGAGACACGGGCACGCCATGACGAGAGGTTTATCGAGTCGGGCCGGGTTTCCGATCGTTACATGACCGTGAACCTCACCCGTGTAAACGACATTGGCACGGTGGAGTTCCGCCAGCGTCAGGGCACGACCAACGCCCGTAAAATCCTGACGTGGGCCGGTATGTGTGTAAACATGGTGGCGCAGGGGCGCGACGTGGCCAACGGTGGGGCAGTTCTGCTAGGGAGTGACCTAGCCTCATCCCTACGGGCACAGCGCGTCGATTCCATCCTTGAGGCCATGTTGTCCGGTGAGTTCTCCCTCGCGGGTCTACCGACTCCTACGCCTAGCCTGTCGCAATTGCTCCGCCTGCAAGGTTTGGAGGGATGAGGGGATGTCACAACACACGCCACAACATAAGCCCGTGCTATCCTTGCCCTGCTATTGGTGCAACGCTACGGCGTTCTATCAAGCCTACGTGGAACGGGAAGGGGTGACGATGCCTCACTGCCGGGACTGTTACCTAGACTCCGGCCACGACTAGCACGGCCAGCCATGCCCCGGTGGGCACCGGTGGGGTTCGACTCCCCACCATGGCACGCACATATCAACCAACGAAAGGAGCACGTCATGGAGTGTGTAAACACATGCGGGTGCGATGTCGCACCATGCGAGGGTCAGTATCACGATCAAGACCCGTGTGGGAACTGTCGGGAGTGTTGTAACTGTTTCGACGTGGCACTACTGGCCGTGATAGATCAAGCCCGTACCGGGGTGACCGGCATAACGTGGACCGATGTCCTCGCGTGCATGATCAATGCAGACTTTGACGCCAACGATATCGCGTGCCTATGGCGTGGGCAGGGCTTGCCGGGGCAGGTGTTCCACAACTACCGGCGAGGGCTGGGAGCATGTTCGGTCGGATGTTTAAACAATGAGTTCTTCCGTAGTGGTCTTGTTGTTGCCGACAACGTGGAAGACCTGCCCGAACATGTTCGCGGGTGGTATTGCGAGTGTGGCGACTACCTAGACCCGAACTATCAACCCTCTGAGGGTGAATGCCGATCATGCTGGAACGATGGGTATTACGAGGACCGGGACGCGCAACTATGCGAGGACTGTGTAAACCAACGGGACTACCCGGAGTGTGACTGTGGCGATAGCCACGCGGTGGGGGATGGGACGGCCTGTGCTACGGCTGCCGATGTCCTACCCGCCGAGTTCTGGACGCATATCTCACGTTTAAACATCCCGTGTCAGTTAGTTCTCTGGACTGAGGACGAAATTGTCGGCGTCGATCAACTCGTCTTGATCTGATTTGACATCATCACAACATGCCACTAGACTGGACCCAACACAACAAACGAAAGGACGGTGAGGCCACATGTGTGGAATCGCTGGATACATCATTGCAAGGAACGAGCGAGTCGATACGGCTAGGCTCATGCGCGAACTACATAACGGCATCGACCCTCGCGGGGGTGACGCTACCGGTGCAGCGTGGGTGACCACGGCTGGCAAGATCGAACATCACACGGTGACAGGACGGGCAAAGCAATTCCGCAGTGCCCATCCCAACGCTGGCGTGGGTGCTGTCATGGCTATCCTGCACACGCGCTATGCCACGCAAGGTAGCGCGGATAACCAACTGAATAATCACCCGATCAAGTCGGGCCGGTTCATCGGCGTGCATAACGGGCACATATCGAACGACTCCGAAATCTTTGCCACCGTACCGTTTAAACGACACGGGCAGGTTGATTCCGAGTCGATCATCGCGCTCATCCGTCACGCCCACATGAAGGGCACTCACCCGGCTAAGGAACTGGAACGGCTGGACGGTAGGGCCGCAGTCGCATGGTTCGACACGCAAGCCAAACACCCCGTCCTGCACCTAGCGCGGGGCAGTGCATCACCACTTATCGTGGCGATGACTGAGAAGGGCAGCACCGTGTTCGCCAGCACTGAGATGGCCTTGCTACAGGCTATGAAGGCCGTTGGCATGATCCCGTTCACCCTCTACACCGTGGGCGAGGGAACATATCTCAAGTTCACACGGACCCGACTAGTGGAGACGACTACGTTTACACTACCTAAGCGTGTCCACTTTGGTTATGCTCCCGATCAAGGCACGGGCAAGCGCAAGCCTGCCGTGGGCAAGTCTGTGGTCAAGGCTAAGGCCGTCAAGGTTAAGACTCCGGTCAAGGCGTATGACCCTAACGTTTACACGTCAGTGTGGGATGAGGTCGAACCTGCACCTGCATCGCTACATGATGTGAGCATGGACATGGGTCCGTATGGGAATGATCCCGATCAGTGGCCCGACTGGACGTGGGACAACGACGACATGCTGCACATGTCACTCAAGAACTCAAACCGAACCCGAGCATGGGAGTTTTAAGATGACACTATTCACTCAACCAACAGACTCTGAGACACGTATTTCTATCGAGCCGGGGGAGGTTGCCTACTTGATCGCTGACCTCGCGCTGGCGATGAGTCGGGGAGAGCAGATATATATCTCTGTCCGTACCGAGTCGTACCAGTGGCGTAATGGCGCGGCAGGTGGCTTGATCGAAGTTTACACACCGAACCACAGGTCCCCCGGTGGGGGACGTGAGGCTACGTTCATCCGACAGTCTATTGAGTTAGGCGAAGGAGTTTAAACATGGCCACACTAACGCGAGAAGAAGCCACCGCTGACGCCATGCGCCATGCCCAGAGTTGGACGCGAGTCAAGTCTGGCTCATACATCTGGCTGGACCGTGGGCTGAACGCGACGTTCAGCATTGAACGTGTTGAAACATACCCGGTCAGGCGTGTCCGTGGTCACCATGTGTGGGTGGGCTGGGATCACCGTTCAGGTGAGCCGGTCAAGGTGACGGGTGACTTTCTGCCAACGTTTGAACGCGCTCGTTACATGGTTGCCTACTACTACCTACAGTCCATCACACAGGAGGTTTAAACATGCCGAAGAATGGTTTCGATGTCATGCGTGAAGCACAACTGTCAGTGCGTGCCATTGGCGAGAACAACGGGGGAGGATGGGCTATGCAACTGTCACCCGGTGACCCCGAAGAATGGGTTCAGCGTGCCGACAAGTGTGCAGACAACCTACGCACTCTGCTAGGGCACCATATCAAGTTGACACAACTCATCACCGATGCAATGATGGACCTACACAGGGCACGACGGTGGTTAGAAATGTGCGAAGAAGAGGACGGTGCAAATTGTGACGACTGAAGATTACGTCGAATGGAAACTAGCGTTCCACGGGGGTGGCACTTACCACGGTGTCACTCCCGAACGACTACTACGCAACCTAAGCAAGCGACAGTTCGACGAAGAGGACGCGAAGAACATTAAGGCCGCGCTCGCATGGCGAGCATGGGTGTGGTCCGAAGTGTTGCTCGATGTAAACATGCCAGACCTAGAGTTCTTGATCGCTTACGCGGCCACTGGCACCGCAGACCTAAGCGCATACAGTGAAGGGAGAGACGAATGGCTGACGTTTTAACACGCGATGACCTGAACCACCTACTGAACTCATCACCTACCCCGGTGGCGTTCTTTGTGTACGGCACGTTGCGACCGGGGCAGAGCAACTCTGGCTACTGGTCAGTGGAGTCTCACGTTAAGGGTTCTGTCTATGGCTACGGCTTATACGGCAGGCCCGGTCACGCCTCATACCCGTGGATGGTGGACACCATGTACTCGGAGGTCAAGGGTGATCTGGTGTGGGTGAAACCTGATGCTCGTATGCACAGCATAGTGAGCATGGAAGAGAACGCCGGTTACAAAGCACGCATCATCCGCGTTTACACGGAGACGATGGACGAACCTATCCCAGCGATTGCGTTCATCTACCCACATGTTCCGTTGGGTACGGAACAAATCACCTCAGGTGATTGGACTATTCCTAACTAGATCCCTTGGGGGGGAGCCATATGCAAACAGCAATCTATTTCGGTTCGGTACGTCAGTTAGTTGCCATGCCAAAGTTCGATGGGTCTCAAAATTGTGCGTCGGTTGGCGGCTTCGGATATCCCGAAGAGAACATCTCGTCTGGTGGGGCAGCCACAGTTAACGCTATGTTTAAACGTGTCTGTCAGGGCTGCTCGTACATTGACGAGTGCAAAGAGTATGCGCTGGCCCATGAGTTACATGGCGTGTGGGGTGGGACGACACCACATGAACGGGATGCCATGCGCCGGAAGATGGGCATCACAGTCACGTCACCCGATGAGATCCACACCGTGTTCTATCGTCGCCTTAATCGAAACACAACACAAGCAAAGGGGGAGTCCGATGGACTCAATAGCATGGATGATCTTGTTCCTTTCGATGTTCTCTGCCATCCACTTGATAGTGACACTCCTGACTTTTACGTCGCTTAGCCAGTTCATCGAGAGGCATGAGCACAACGATGAAACATAGGCCAACTGAACTCAAAGCAGTGATCGCTCTGCTAGAGCGTGAGCATGAATCAGTGGACGATCTAGCACAAGAACTACTGGACCTACTCGTTGATATCAAGTGGAGTCGGGGCGGGTGGATCGCTATTCAGCGACACGACACAACCATCCAACCTGACTTCACAGCATGGGGTCCATACGCAACGAAAGGGGAGGCTGAACGAGATGTAGGAAAAAGGATTGTTGGTGTAAACGCACGCGAGGTGGCTTACTTTGCGCACGTTGTAAACAAGGATGTAACCGGGGTGTTGCACCCCGACTTGGAGGACGCATGATTGAACAAATTGCAGGGGCTGTGCTGGCCGTATCGTTACATGGCACAACACAACCCAACGTGGTGCCAACGTGGAAACGTGTACACAACACGTACTATGACGCACGCTACGAGAAGTTCCGTAAGTGTGTAGTCAAACGGGAGAGTGAAGGTATTCCTACGGTTGTGAACAAGCACAGCCACGCTCAGGGGCTGTATCAGTTCCTCCCTACATGGACTAAGAGTTTGTCACGCAAACTCAATGTCCGACCGACACCCATTCACACATGGCCTGCCAGTGTGCAGACAGCGGGGTTCTGGTTCGCTTTGAACCATGGACGTGGCGCTCACCACTGGTCGGGTGGCAGGTGGGATTGTTCCCGCTTGCTCCCATAGGTATAAACAAGAAGGCCCCGGCACAATCGCCGGGGCCTTTCCTATTCACCATGTAGTTTCTTGCGACAGTTCTCGGAGCAATAGTTATGCCCCTTAAAGACGATGATCTGAACGTACCGTTTACACGCATCACACATTACTGCTCCCTCAATTCTGATTGGGCTGACGCATTAGTCCTAGCCTTACGAGCACCCGGTCCACCCCACCACGGTGGCTCACCACCCAGAGCACGCACCACCTTAGACACAGTGCGTTGCACACGCTGCCGTGCAGCAGCCTCAGTCACGCCACCCAACTCCACGCCGATAGCCTCATTCGTTAAGCCCTCACGAAACTTCATGTGCAAGATGGCTACATCCTCTGGCTTCAATGACCAGAGTGCTGTTTTAACGTCGATGAGCATGGCTGCCCGGTTGTTACCCTCAGCAGGATCACCACCAGTGGACGTTGAAACGTACGCCGGGTTATCCGCAGTCAGATACCAGTCGTCATAGTCCCAACATGCTGGCAACAGTTCCTCTACCTGACCGGGAGAGTAGTAGTGCAAGTCACCATGCGCAGCACCAGTCTTACGCAATCGTTCCTCGTATGTAAACCGTTGCCCTGCACGGTATAACTCCTGCCGTAACAGTTTGCTGCCCTCGTCCACCTCTCGGAGTTCGAGCACACCATCATAGTGTTTACACATCCACTCGAAGATCGCGCCAAGGATCTCGTCTTTGTCGATGTAACCCTTGTTGTTCTTGAAGTGTGTCTCAGCCATGGACCGTGCAGTTCGGTACTCAACCTCGTTGAACTCCATCACACACCCCGTACCGTGATACCTGACTCACGGGTCACTGATCGTGACCAGCCACCACACTCAGAGCACACGAACCGTTGATACTTCCCCGTAGTGAGGAAGGAGTAGCCCCGCTTGACGAGGTTGTACGAACCACAACGGTTACAAGTGGGGATGTTCTCGTCCACCGACAGGGCATACGAAGGGTGGTTGGTGATGTACGGGAGCAGGCGTGTGTAAACCTTCTCCGTCAGGATCACGTCACCCTTGTTGTAGGACCTCATCTTGTTGGCTGCTTGCTCATCACCATCGAGGTAGCGTTTCCACAGGGAGAATCCAGCGTGAGATACCTTCGCACCGATGCCCAGATACTGAGCCACATAGTCCAGTTTGTTGGACGTTAAACGGAAGTTCTTCTTAACCACTCGCAACAGGTCTATCTCCACGATGGGTGGTAGCGGTGGCATCTCATGCTTGATGAACTCTCGCTTGATGTGGGGCATATCGAAACTGGTCCCGTTGAAATGACACACTGCCGTGGCCTCGGAGAGTAGGTCGTGTAAACGACCAAGCATCTCGTCCGTTCCATCATGGAAGTCTGATGCGAAGTGGACCTTCTTCTCGCCCACCCACTTCGCTGCCCAGCAAATCATTCGCGTGGGTTCGATGATCTGCCCAATGCTGATATCTTGTTTAAACAATCCCCATGTGTAACAAATGTTTGGACTGGTCTCGATGTCTAAAACAAGAATACGCTGTGTCATGTTTACTTTTCCCCGTTGATTCGGTCATACTCCGAATAGTCCATCGGCCACTGACGCCTTAGTACGAGCACACCAATCAGCGCATAGTTCCCAAGGTCAATGAGCGTGTCCTCAAGGGACTCATAGTTAGCCGCAGTGTTGCGGTCCATGAGGTTAGACAGCCGACTGATCTTGTCCCACATGCGTACACGTAGACCGTTTAAAGGACCACCCGGTGCCATACTGATGTTCTTCGGCCCGTAATCATGGTGCTTCCTCAACAAGATGTCTTGTGCTTCTTTAAACGTGTGAGCAACAGCCTTCTCAAACGGCTCCTCTGACTGTGGTTCGATGGCATCCTTCACATACTGAGGAAGGTACGATTCAAACGTGTTAGTTCGCTCAGACAAGAACGTATCCATGTACGCAACCAAATCTTCTTCTTCGTACAGGACCGTCAAGCCAAGAGCATTAGCCAACTCAAACTCAGCCGATGCTCCTTCTGAATCCCACCACTCGCGCATCATGTAAACATGTGTAGCGTGCGTGCAGATCCAATCCATGTTCATTGCCATGGCTTCACGCAGATCGAACTCGGGTACGTCCTCAAGTTCACCGGTCTCAGATTCCAACCAGTAACCCAAGCGTAAGTAGTCAACCCGTGATGGGTTGTAAACGATCGCATCTGGATGGGTGCGCTCCAGTTCCGCTTCTGCCTGTTTAAATGCTTCACGGTTAAAGTTACGTCGGCCACGCATTGGCCCCGCGATGTAAATCTTGATCATGCTACGTCAGCCGTTGCATACAACTGGACCTCAGAGCCACGCTGCTCAGCGCCAACCTTCGGATTGTTTGTACCGAATATCGTCAACGCTGCACTCACAAACGATTGCACTTCTTCCAACGTGGTGAACTCGTTCAAAGGGATCGACACCCGCTGCACAACTGTTACTTCGCTACTCATAGCCCAACCTTCTTTCGTAGACCCTCAGCACCGTGCATGAGGATGTAGTCGTTTACATCCATGCCATCGGGCATGGACACTGGTACTGCTGTTTCAATCTCTGATGCGATCCGCTTACCCCACTCACGACCCGGTGAGTCTCCATCACACAACAAGAACACACGGTCGTAGTCTTGAAATGCCCTGTGATAGAACGGTTTCCAAGCGTTAGCCCCCGGCACTCCCACGGATGGGAGAACCTGTGATGCGACGATGGTGTCCATCTCGCCCTCTGTGATAGCGATGATGGGGGAGTCCTCACCAAACGCTGACACGTTAAACAGGTGACCCGTTGCCCCTGTGCGTGACATGTACTTCGGGCCATCGTCCATACCCAACGTGCGGAACCTAATGTCAATGACACCAGCCGGTGTGACGTAAGGGATTGACAACCTGTTTACATACTGCTCATGCCCCAGAACCGGCTCTGCCACGTAGCCGAGGCGGAACGTAGCGGCCACCGTTACGTCGATCCCGCGACCCGCCAGATACGCCAGTGCCTCTGGTGCTTCCATGAGTGCTGTTTGATAGGTGAACGTTGCTTGCTCCAACGATTCCCTCAGCGATAGCGATAGCACGTTTAAACTCAACCCCCTCGTAGTGCATGATTACTGCTAGTGCGTCACCCTTAAACCCACATGCGAGGCAAGCGACGTAGCCTAGTGCGGAGTTCGCTCGACAGGATGCGCGTGACTCTCCATGTATGTGACAACGCACGCTCTGCCAACGCTCTAGGTCTGCTGGTAGTTGCCAGCCGTAGTGCTCCAGCACGGGCCAGAGTGGAACCGATGTCATCTTTCACCTCCGCACCAACCGGACGAACTCGTCTACCGTCATAACCACGTAAGCCTTACTGACTCGATGATTGCGACGCTTCACAATCGCTGCCCAGAAAGGAGTCTTAGCCTTGCGTGACTTCGCCCAGTTGTCGGCTTCAGCCTCAGCCTCAGTGACGTACCGTGCTAGGTCGATGGCTCTCTCGTTCTTCGCTTCGATAACAAACGAGTGACCGTCGTGTGTAAACCACAGGTCACCTTCATCGTTGGCACCGTTCAGTGCGAGCCGTTCACAATTACCGAACTCGTCACGGAATGCTTGCACTAACGTGGACTCCCATGCTGTGCCCTTCTGCTTGGCTGGGTTTGTCATACCCAACCCAATGCTTCTGGGTTTGATGGGTGGTGTTCGTCCACGTAAACTTCTTCTGGCTCAAGGATTTCCAGTTTCGTGAAAGGGTGCAGGTGTAAACGAACCTCATCGTTCGGATACCAATCATCAACATCGAGGATGATCGTTACCTGTTCGTTGACATCAGCGTTTACATCGAATGAGATGTAACCCACGGTGCCAGTGGTGACGACACCTTCATCGTTTGCATGACGTACTAGGAGACCCAGATCCATGAGACCGAAGTCACCTGCAATTTTGTTAGGCATCTCCACTGTCCTTAATTGTCATACTTGCTGGATCGAATGAGAGGTAGTGAGCGGTCGTACCGCTCTGATCTGCTGGGCCGTAACGGTTTTTGACTACAGCCACTGGCATATGTCCCGGTGTCACACCGAGCGTAAGAATCATGGCTGGGGTCTGGTTGACTTTGCCGTGGATTGCTTTACGTGGTGGGCACGGATTCATTTCTGTGCTTTCACTGGTGTGGTGCAGGGCTAAGAGCGCAGCCCCTGTATCTCTTGCATAACCTTTCAATTCCCGTAGCAGGGAACGCAGGCTCTGGTACTCGTCACCATCTATAAACGCTACGTCGATCAGGTTGTCTATGACGATGAGGTGTGGGTCATCACCCATCACTTCCCTGTAAACAGCGATCTCTTCTTCGATGTCTTGCAGGCCCGGTGATGAATCAAAGTTCCACTTAATATGGTTCGCGTAAGAGAGCGTGTCTGTCACCCACTCAGGACGTGTCTCCATCCAACGTGCAACCTCATGCTGCGGCGTCTCCGTCAGGGCCGCGAGGGTCCGTAACCTCATGGTCCGTGCGTGAGAGTCGGCGGAAAAGTACAACGTTGGACACTGCGCTCGCAGCGCCAGAGACAGGGCTAGTGCGCTCTTCCCTGCCCCCGGCGGTGCTGCAATCATCGTCACTTCCCCGCGACGAA